CGACGGATGATGCCCTCGAACACCTGGGCGGCCTCGTAGCTCGCCTGTCCACCCACTGGTGTGATCTTGATGCTGGTCTTGTTCTGCCGGCAATCGTTAATAATCTGAAGATTGTGTTGCCTTACCTTATTGTGGGTTAATGACGGTCTGTCACCTCTTGCATTTCGTACTTCGTCTAGCCATTGCCACCCATTGTACACGTCGCCTTGGGCGAACTTGGTATCCAGTCTTGCCCGATGCCTGGCAACGGACTCCCACGTAACGCACTGTTCGAACCGCTTCTTGGCTTCCCTGAGAAGCTCAGCGTCACCGCGCTCTGCCCTAGGCATAGGCTGACCGCCTTGCTACAAGCGGAGCGGTGTTAGCGTTGTAGCGCCAGCACCGCTCCTGACCGCGATCCTGCATAGGGGACCATGGCTGATGCCTCTTACACCGGAAGAACAGCGCGCGCGATGGCGCGCCTACATGCGCAAGTATCGCAAAACCCCCAAAGCAAAGGCCACACAGAAGGCCTACCAACTCGCGAACAAAGACAAGATCGCTGCCACGCAAACGAGATGGCGGAAGAAGAACATGGCGAGGGAAGCCGAACGCGCACGCGACTGGTATCGTGCTCATCCTGAACATCAGAAGAAGGTCAACGAAGCCAAGGCCGCGTCTCAGCAGGCCGAGGCTGGTCGGCCTCGTCCAGACGCTTGTGAGGTCTGTGGCGGCAACAAGGGTGGTATCGTGTTCGATCATTGCCATCAGAAAGGCCACTTCAGGGGTTGGCTGTGTAGCCGATGCAATTCGGTGCTCGGCTATGTGGAGGACGACCCCAACAGGCTTGTGAAACTTGCGGCATATCTCACGCGCACCAGCGCGATAGACCCGCCGCAGCGAACTATTCCAGGTCTTTAGTCCAGGCTTTCCTTAGTGTTGCCGACGATCGCCCTTGCCGCATCCATGGCGGCGGCCATGCGCTCGCGCTCCGGCAGCAGCCGCAGCATCATTGAGGTATGGTACGTCATCATCAGGATCGCATCGCGAGCATCGGCCTGGTGCCCGTCCGCATTGGCCGCCTGCACCCGCTTGGCTGCTGCCAGTCCTTCGCTGTGGGTCGGGGTCACGACACCATCCAGCTGGTGCTGACCATGTTGCCCGGTCCGGTGATGGTGCGCTCGTATTGGCTCTGCCAACTCGGTTCAGCGAGCCGCCGGCCCTCATTCTCCCGCACTCCCAGCGCCATGTACCGGAAGCTATCGGCGCCGTGGCTGGCATGATCATGCACCGGGGTTGAGCGCCAGGTCTGGGCGTTCTCGTTCCACTCACGCCGATAGTTGCGCAATGCCCTGATGCCGAGCGCGCAGCGCTGCGCATCGAACCAGCAGCGTGGCAGCACCATCCGCACCGCGTTGATGCCGTCCGCCACATTGTGCGCCTGCAAGACCCGCGTGGGCTTCAGCCCGAGGCCGTGCAGCGTCTCGGTGCGGCTCCGCCCGCTGCCGAGTTCCCGCACCTCGGCGTCATGCGGCAGCAGGTGGCGCTCATACATGTATCCCCGCTGCTGCAGCAGCCTGGTGTAGTAATCCAGTGCTTCGCCGCTGCCCTCGATGTAATCGATGACACGCCATTCGCCGGAGCGGAGCGTCTGGACGAACCAGATGGCGGTGCTGTCGTCTATGCCGAGATCCCAGGATGTCCACACCTTCAGCGTCGGCTCGTGGGGCACATTGCCGATGCGGCCCTCGTCCTCGGCCTGCTGCATGAGCTTGCCGTAGTAGCTGCCGCTGTTGGGTGCGTTAAACGAGCATTCCAGTTCCTGGGCGAACTCCTCGTCGCTCATTTCTTGCCGGAGCCGGTCGATGGCCCCGTCCGACAGAGCGCCAGTCTTGCGATAGTCGAGCAGATAGCTGCTATAGCCTGGCGTGGTCCTGGCCCGGTCATAGGCAGCCTGGAGCAATCCCCTGCCTTTCGGCGTGCCTGACCGGACCAGCACACCGTTGCGGTCCGCAAGCATCGGCTCAATGACCAGCGGGACCATCGTTGGCGGGGTATCGTCAAACTCATCGATGATGCATTCGTCGGCATAGCCACCGCGCCAGGTGTCCTGATTGTCGGCCCCGCCGGCTTGCCATATCCCACCATTTGGCAGCCGAATGCTGAGGCCGGCCTTGCGGACTTCGCAGCCGTCGATCGCCTCGGCGGCACGCACCGCCTGATCCCATAGCCCGGTGCGGTTCCATTGCACGGCATAGGGCAGGATATGAATGACCCTAGGCAGCGGCTTGCGGCAGGTCAGGGCGCATTTCAGGCCACGCCAGAGCAGGGCGGTCGATTTGCCGGCGCGGCGATGGACGACGGCGACGATGCGCTCGGCCCGGTCGTCCAGTAGCGGCTTTTGCCACTCCCGCGGGGTGAACGGCAGCGCGATGCTCTTGCGCCGTCCGCTCATTCCGCTTCGTCCCAGCTAACCTCGAGCGTGTCGCTTTCAAGCTCCGCCACAGGAGCGGGTGCCTCGACCTGCGCCGGTGCCTGTGGCAAGGCGGGCGCCCAAGTGTAGTCAATGGCGATCGGGTTGTCCTGCTGCCCGCCGATGTTGAGGTCACGGGCTTCTCTCCACCCCATGCGGGCCTTGGTCCACCAAATCTGCGCCATGGCGTTGTTGTGCTTGGTGGCATTCTCGAACAGGCTCTGCGCGACCTTGGCATTGGCAACGGTGGCGCCGGTGTCGAGTTCGTAGCGGTAGTGCTTGCGCAGGGTGCTGATGTTGATGTCGAACAGCTTGGCGATCTCGACGTAGGTAATGCCGAGGCCGGTGAGGCTCAGCACCTGGCGGCGCTGGTCGTCAGTGGGGACGTATTTCGGCCAGCGTGCCATTAGTCACCCCGGAGGCTTTGCAATGGTGGCAGCGTCACGGCTCCAGCCTTCGGCACTGGCCGCTCTGGTGCGCGTGTGCGCGGCCTCTGCGGCGGCTTCGGCCTCTCAGCCAACGGCGGCAGCCGCAGCGACCGCACCTTCGTCTGCACAGCCACTACGGTGCGCCCCAGGCGCCTGGCGACCTCAGCCGGGCCGATGCCGGCACTGCGCCACAGCTTCAGCTTCTCCACCTCGTCCTTTGGCCACGGCATGTTGGGTTGAATGCGCTGGTTGTGGGTCATGGCTGCTCCAGTTTGTGGCGCACCTGGTCGCAGGTTTCGGTGACGGTGATCAGGTTTCGGTTGGTGAGCACGATCAGACAGCGGGCGTCCTTGATGAAACCGCCTTTGGTCTGCGGCTCGCGGATCGAGGTGATTTCGTTGGGGTTGACGTAGATGCGATGGCCGCCGGGCCCGTGCAGCTCGATCAGCGCCAGCAGGGCAGCGGCATGCCACACATCAGTCGTTCTCTAGCTCGGCGAACAGGTCCGCCATCCTGGTATCTTCTGGGTCTTCGGCTGGCGGCAGGTCGAACTCGGTGAGCAGGGGGGCGTCGTTCTTGCAGCGCTCCACGGCCATCTCGGCGTAGCTGGTATTGAGGTCGATGCCGATGGCGTCGCGCTGCAGGCGAGAGGCCACCAAACAAGTCGTTCCCGATCCCACGAACGGGTCCAGGACCGTGGCTGGAACGCATTCGGCATTGTGGGTGCAGGATGGCGCCCAGCCGGTGGTGGCGGTGTCGTTCACACCGCGCGGCACAAACCACCCACCTAATTCCAGCCCCTTATCGCTGGCTTTCAACGATGTTGGCGGTTGCGTCGGGCGGAATGCTCGTTCCGTCTGCCTTCGCCACGGTGCGCCGCACTGGGCGCAGCAGCCTCGCGCGCTGGTGCCCGCACGAATACAGGTCTCGACTAATCGTGTCGGAAATGTAGCAAAATGCGCGAGCGGCGTGGGTTCCGTGGGCAATGTCCAGACGTTACGTAGGTTGCGACCTGCGGGATGCTCCGTAGGTGGCAATGCATTGAACCGCCGCGCCTTCACCAGCGCATCATCGATAACCTGCACACCACCACGGCTATGCGTGCCTTCGGTGTGTGGCTCCCGCACCGCATCCGCATCGTAAAAATACCGCGCCTGCTTGGTCAGCAGGAACACGTGCTCATGGGCGCTGGTCGGCCGGTCCGTCACGCTCTCCGGCATCGGGTTGGGCTTGGCCCAGATTATATCGCTGCGAACCCACCAGCCATCGGCCTGAAGCGCCAGCGCCAGCCGCGCCGGCATCAGCATCAGGTCCTTGGGCTTACCCGCTTTCGTT